CATCTGGTAACTCCGATGAGTGGAAGCTTGGTAAGAAGCTTGAGCCTAAGATGCGGTGCTATGTCCCCGTTATCGTAAGAGGACAAGAATCGGAAGGTGTAAAGTTTTGGGGATTTGGTAAGACAGTTTATACTGAATTGCTTGGTTTCATTGCTGATCCAGATTACGGTGATATTACAGATCCAATGAATGGACGTGATATTGTTGTTGAATTCACGCCTAGTGAAGGAGCTGGTTCATATCCAAAGACTGCAATTCGTGTTAAGCCTAATACAACGCCTCTCACTGAGGATAAGAATGTTGCAGACCGCGTTGCTAACAACCAGCCCGACCTTAAGGTTATCTTTAAGGAACCTTCATACGATGACTTGAAGCAGGCTTTGGAGAATTGGTTGAATCCTAGCGAAGAAGAGAATACGGCATCATCGACGCCGGCAGCTCCTGCGCAAGATGCAAAGCCGGTTGCAAACACCGTTGATGATGTAGGCGCAGCATTTGACGAATTGTTTAACGACTAATAAAAAAGGTTACAAATGGCTAAGTCTAAAAGCGAACTCTCCGATGAGTTAGCATCATCGTTAGCAGATGATATCAACAAGAAATTTAAGAACACTGGTTACAAGACTGCATTTTTCCTCGAAGGAGAAACTATATCTCCGTCCGATGTTCGAGGTTGGGTGAAGACTGGTTCATCGATGCTTGACCTAGCAATTTCTAATCGACCCGATGGAGGACTTCCTGTAGGACGTATAACAGAGATTACAGGATTGGAAGCATCTGGTAAGTCATTATTGGCAGCACATGCTCTTGCAAATACACAGCAACAAGGAGGCTTGGCAGTGTATATTGATACGGAGAATGCAGTTAGTAGAGAATTTCTAGAAGCTATTGGTCTTGATTTGCAGAAGATGCTTTATATTCCGCTCGAAACGGTTGAAGATATCTTTGAGGCAATTGAGAGCATTACAGAATCAGTACGTAAGTCAAACAAAGATCGTTTGGTTACAATCGTAGTCGACTCAGTGATGGGCGCATCTACTAAGATTGAAATGGCAAAAGAATTTGATAAGGATGGTTATGCAACTTCCAAAGCCATTATTCTTTCGAAAGGTATGCGTAAGATTACAAATATGATCGGTCGAGAAAAGATTTGTTTGATATTTACGAATCAATTAAGAACAAGATTGGGTGTGGCATTTGGTGATCCGTATACAACTTCAGGCGGCAAAGCAATTCCATTCCATGCTTCGGTTCGGTTACGTTTAAAATCAGTTGGGCAAATTAAAATGAAGAAGGACGGCGTTGACCAAGTCATTGGCATCAAGACTCGTGCTCAAGTGGTTAAGAATAGAATGGGTCCCCCATTGAAGACAATCGATTATGATATCTATTTTGAATCTGGTATCGATGACTACGGTGGATGGCTCAACATCATGAAAGATTATAAAATCGTATCTCAGGCAGGTGCATGGTATACTTATACATCCGCTGATGGTAAAGATATCAAGTTCCAGAGTAAGGACTTCCAAAAGAAACTTGAGGATGATCCTGCATTGGAGCAAGAAATTTATCAAAGGATTTGCGATGCTTATATTCTTAAGTATACGCCGGGCAAGGATATTGGAATCGATGATATCGAGATTGATGACGAATTCGTTGCAGAAGAAGGATGAGGTCAAGATATCTAGACATATTGCGCGAAGTTGAACAGGAACATCAACAAGGTCGGGGATCGAGTAAAAATAGCCATCTACTCGTTATAGACGGATTGAATACCTTTATACGGGTCTTTTCAGCGGTACCTGCCCTAAATGACGACGGTGACCATATTGGCGGGGTAACGGGCTTTCTTAGGTCCGTTGCCGCCGTCGTCAGACAAGTCAAACCTACGCGTTGTATAATTGTCTTTGATGGTAAAGGGGGTTCGGTACGTCGTAAGAAATTGTATCCTGAGTATAAAGCAAATCGAGCTAACAAGACGTCTTTTAATCGTTTCAAAGAGTTTGCATCATTAGAAGATGAACAAGAGTCGATGAAGCGACAGTACGGAAGATTGATACAATACTTACAGTGCCTCCCCATTACTGTCTTAGCAATTGACCAAGTAGAAGCAGATGACATTATCGCGTATATCTCAAATGAGATTTATACAAAAGATAATGAACGCGTAACAATCTGTTCAACGGATAGAGACTTCCTACAATTGGTAAACAATCGTATCTCAGTATGGAGTCCTATCAAAAAGAAAATGTATACTCCCGAATTAATGAAAGAGGAGTTTGGATTTAGTCCTGAAAACTATTTGATGTATCGTGCATTTATAGGCGATAAGTCAGATAACATACCAGGATTAAATGGAGTAGGTGCTAAGAGTTTAATCAAACATTTTCCTATGTTCACGGACGATAGAGAAGTGACGATAAATGAATTGATTGAACATGCAGAAACAGTAGAGAAGCAGTATAAGGTACATGAGCGAGTTGCGGATGGTAGAGTAATACTAGAACGCAATTATGCGTTAATGCAACTTAAAGAAGTGGATATCTCTGGCAGTGCTAAACTATTGGCATTAGATCAAGTACAACGTGATATCAATCGTATGAACGTGTTAGAATTTAAAAAGATGTTTATGCGCGATAAGATGTACACGGTTATCAAAGATCTAGACAGTTGGCTGAGTTCATCATTTAATTCACTAAATGCTTACGCTTCACTTTGACATTTAAATAATTGTACTTATAATTAAGGTATGACAGACCGACTTTCTTCATACGGATATAATTTTCAGATTAAGGTTATCACATCTTTGCTAGTAGATAGAATCTTTCTACAGCAGATTTCGGACATCCTATCACCTAAGTATTTTGAAAGCGAAGCTAATCAGTGGCTTGTTGATATTATTTTAGATTACAACAAAGAATATAAATCATCGCCGACATTGGAAGTTCTCAAAGTAAAGTTGGAGGATGTTGATCATGACGTACTAAAAACTCAAGTAGTTCAACACCTTAAAGATGCTTGGAAGTATACCGAATCGGCGGACCTAACCTTTATTAAAGAACAGGCGTTAGACTTTTGCAAGAATCAAGAAATTAAAAAAGCAATACTTAAGTCAGTAGAATTGCTTAAGACCGGTCAATATGATGAGATTAAAGCTCAAGTTGATAATGCATTGAAGTCTGGAGCTGATAAAGATATCGGACACGAGTATATGGAAAATATCGACGAACGGTATACAGATGCAGTCCGATTTGTACAAGAGACGCCATGGGAAGTTATCAATGAGTTGACGGATGGAGGCTTAGGCAAAGGTGAGTTAGGTGTTATGGTTGCACCTGCAGGTATTGGTAAGTCATGGGCATTGATGAATATTGGAGCACATGCTGTCAAGAATGGTAAGACGGTTCTTCATTACACGCTTGAATTGAATGAGGCATATGTAGGCTTGAGATATGATTCGGTCATTACAGGCATCGCTAATCAGAACCTTAAGCATTATCAAGAGGATGTAAAGGATCACTTGTCTAAAATCAAAGGTGATTTGATTATCAAACATTATCCTACAAAGACAGTATCAGTAATGGGGTTGCGTGCACATATCGAAAAATGTATTATGCAAGGCAAGAAACCGGATGTTGTTATAGTTGACTATGCAGACTTGTTAAGAGGCCATGGCCAAGAGAAACGTCATGAACTTGAGGGCATATACGAAGACCTAAGAGGCCTTGCGGGCGAATATGAGATACCGTTATGGACTGCATCTCAAGCTAATAGATCTGCACTTGAAGAAGATGTTATTGATGCAAGTAAGGTTGCAGAGTCATATGGTAAGGTAATGGTAGCTGACTTTATTATATCATTGTCTAGAAAAGTACAAGATAAATTAGCAGGTACAGGCCGTTGGCATATTATTAAAAACAGATTCGGCCCCGATGGTATTACATTGCCTAGCAAGATGAATACGTCAAATGGTCAGTTTAATATTTATGCAGATACATCGGTAGATGGTAAGGATGCTAAAAAGCAAATGGATAACGGAAATGAACTAGCAAGACAGATGCTAGCACAGAAGTTCCAGGAAATTAACAATGACGGATTTGAGTAAAAAAAGTTAAGATTTTTAATCTCAAACCGAACTTGCTATGAGGTATGCGTTATATTTATTTGTAGAATCAACAGAATTTGTAACTCACCCGAGTTACTAATTTACTCTTAATCAGAACAAAAATAGGAAGAAGAATGGATGTTTCGAATAGGATTTTATCCGACATAACTGTTCACATGAAGTATGCTAAATACGATGAAGAGTTACAACGCAGGGAAACCTGGCACGAGTTAGTTACTCGTAATAAGCAGATGCACATTAAAAAGTATCCGCAACTTAAAGAAGAGATTGAATCGGTTTATCAATTAGTTTATGATAAAAAGATTTTGCCTTCAATGCGTAGTTTGCAGTTTGGCGGTAAGCCAATTGAGATTTCGCCTAACAGAGTTTATAATTGTGCATACCTTCCTATTGATGATTGGAGAGCATTTGGCGAAGCAATGTTTTTGCTGTTAGGAGGAACGGGCGTAGGATATTCGGTTCAAAAGCATCATGTAGATGCATTGCCTGAGATTCGTAAACCAAATCCAGATCGTCGTCGTAGATTCCTTATTGCAGATTCAATTGAAGGATGGGCAGATGCAGTTAAAGCACTTATGAAGACTTACTTCTATGGCGGATCTAAGCTCAAGTTTGATTTCTCTGATATTAGACCTAAAGGTGCTAGACTTGTTACATCGGGAGGTAAAGCTCCAGGACCCCAGCCTTTGAAAGAATGTTTGGTTAAGATTGAAGGTATATTAAGCGAAAAGAAAGATGGTGATAAGCTTTCGCCGATCGAAACGCATGATATAGTATGTCACGTCGCCGATGCGGTATTGGCAGGAGGTATTCGTCGTGCTGCATTAATTAGCTTGTTTAGTGCAGATGATGATGAAATGATTGCATGTAAGTCTGGTGATTGGTGGGAACACAATCCGCAGAGAGGACGTGCTAATAACTCTGCAGTGTTGTTAAGACATCGTATTACAAAGAATTTCTTTATGGATCTTTGGAAGCGTGTTGAATTGTCCGGAGCAGGCGAGCCTGGTATTTATTTCTCGAATGATAAAGATTGGGGGACCAATCCATGTTGTGAAATTGCACTTCGTCCATTCCAGTTCTGTAACCTTTGCGAGGTAAATGTATCTAATATTGAATCACAAGATGACTTTGATGAAAGAGTCCGCGGAGCAGCATTTATTGGTACGCTCCAAGCTGGATATACAGACTTCCATTACCTAAGACCAGTATGGCAACGTACTACTGAGAAAGATGCATTGATCGGCGTTTCAATGACGGGCATCGGATCTGGTACGGTATTAGGTTATGATATGAAGCAATCTGCTAAGCTTGTTAAACAAGAAAATGCACGTGTAGCTAAGATAATTGGCATTAACAAGTCATCA